CAAAAAAGAAATGACTATCAAAACGAACAGAAAACTAACCCCTGGAATAAGGCTTTGTCTTTTTTGTAGTTGTCTTTTCATTGTGCCGGTTCCTGGTATTAAATTTAATAGGCTTAGATATGTCAGACAAGGTAGTTTTATGGCAAAGTGTCTATGTCTATTTAGGAATTAAAATTACGGCAGGAATTGGCATTGTGGGGGTTGCGTGAAGGTTTGAAGGGGTATGATAATAGTCTCTATCATTTCATAAAAAAATTCTTGATGTATCACACTATAACTGCTATAATTAATAGTGTCAGAGGGAGACACAATGGACAAGAAAGAGAAAACAGAGTTTGGGCAATCGTTTTATGGCTTCATTAGAAACGTAAATCGAACTAAGCTTGTTAATAAGGTAAGCGTTTTAATTGGACAACCTGACGTGTTACAGGTTGCTGCTAAGATCAATAACCTTGCTTCACGCATTAATACGCATTCTGGCGTAATTCGTGCAAGTAATAAGGAATTGTTTGAAGCTATTGTTAAAGGTGTTGTTGAAATTGATTCAGATATGAAGCTGAAAGGCGAAAAGATTTTAAAGGGTATTTCTTATCAGACTTCAAACATGAATGAGTTTAGAAGCTGGATCGTTGCGCTTAAATCAGGTAAGGAAGTGTCGATCAAAGATGGTTTTGAAGGTGATAAGATTTATAAACTGATTATTGTTAGATAAGGCAAATTTTAATCATGTTTGATCTTGACGACATAACAATTTTAGAGAACAAGATCATATTAAAATACGATCTTCGTGATGTTGGCAACTGCTATTTCAAAGAAAAGGTTGCTCAAGTTCTTTATAATTGTTGGTTAAATAACAAGGCTGATACAAGAATAGTATTTTATTGTTTACCATTAATTAAAAACGTAATTGCGACAAAACATAATCTAATTTTTCGAATGGATAGGGCAGATTTATTCCAAACTCTTTGCCTTTCAACCCTGGAATCACTCAAGAAATATTCGCCGGAAAGAGGTAGGCTGTTTACTTTTTTGACCATGAATACGAATTACAGAATATTAGATTATTACAAGCTTGAAAAGAATCCTGATTTACCAATCGAAGAATATGATTTTCCATATGATACAAAAGCAGTTCATGAGTTAGAAGATTTTGTTACATTCATTGGAAAATTGAAACTGATAAGTGGTAAGACAGACGCAAGAATCCTTACAGCATTGGAGGAAGTGATAGCTTGCGAAATAAATAATCCTGTAAGACAAAATGACATAATTTCATTGTTAGCGCAGAAAACCAAGTTGCCTAATTTCTTGGTCAAAGTTTATTATATGAAGGTTATTGAACGTTACAAACATTCTGTTTTGGAGTAAATCATGGTATTCATTCTTTTAGTTCTTCTTATTGCTAGTTTATTTTTAAACGTTGACTTATATTTTAGAAATCAAGTCACAAAGAATAATGCAGAAAAAGATAAGAACTTTTTGTATAAAACCATGATGGACAACAAACTTGAACTCATTAACTTAAAGAAAGTGAGCAAATAATGTTACCTCAAACAAGCGGTATTTACTCAATCACAACTATCCAAGGCAAAGTTTATTATGGTTCTGCGATAAACTTCAAAGAACGGCTTGAACTTCATATGTGTTTACTTCGTCATAAACGGCATTATAATAAAACAATTCAGAAGGCTTACAACAAATACAAGGACCATGGCTTCATCTTTCGTATCGAAATGGAATGCAAACGTAAAGATTTACTGAAGAATGAACAGAAGTATTTGGATATGTTTTATAGTCAACCGCAATGTTTGAATGTTGCTCGCTTTGCAACTTCACCACTTGGAAAGGCTTAACTATGGAAATTTTGTTTTGTGTCTGTGCATTGTTTTTCATCATTCAAAAGCTTTGGGAGTTTGCTAACTTTCTGTTTAATATTGGTTATTGCAATATGTCGATTATGACGATATTACGATATAAGATTATTAAACATTTTAACAAGAATTAGCTATGCAAATCAAAATAGCAATAGACAGTAAGGCAATCTTAGAAACACTAAAAGACTTGGGGCAGGAACGGCAGGGACCATTCATTCTTAGCCGTACCTTAAATCAGTTAGCTAAAAAGGTTCAAACAAACTTAAAGACTGATATCAATTCATCCCTTAAGATTAGACGTAAACAGTTCATCAACAATCAGGTGAAGATTGATAATGGAACTTGGGCATTAAAGACAAGACTAAAGGTTACGATACACCTAACTGATCTTGGCGCATTCATTGGAGACTTTGAAGAAGGTGGTGAACACGTTCCGATCAACGGTCATACATGGTTGACTAAGCCAAATCCAAAGGTTTTTGGTAATCGGATTCTTCGTGCCGATGATCCACTTAGAGCAGGGAACTTGAACCTGCACGATTACAAAGGCAACACAATCGGCAATGAACGAACCTTCCTAGTTCATGGAAAGCAAACCCCCCTAATCCTTCAAAGAACCTCACCAGTCAACGGCAGACGCCAGCGAGGGACGAACAAGGCTACAGGGGTTCGATTGCTCTACACACTCGTTAAGCAATCTCATAGACCAATGAAGATACACTGGTACGATACAAGCAACGCAACTGTTCAATACGAAGCTGAAGGTATCTGGATAGATGTAATACGTCAAGCGTTAGCAAATCCCAAGCATTAGGAATGAATTATGGTCAATGAAGAAGGTTACATAGGCAAGAGGTTAACCAAAAGGCTTAGGTTCTCTTCCAGCCGAAAACGTTAAATGGGTCCCGCAGAGGGGTTTGCTTTGTATGTGTACAAAGCCAAAAACGTTATTTTCCCTTCCTGTAGTCTGAAAGTATTGAAAAATAAGGCAATCTAGCCATTTTTTAGGATAAGAGGCGGAAATGAATCAAATAGAAGCGGCAAAGCTTTTAGGTGTAACTGAAAGAACTTTAAGGAATTGGGAAAAGGAAGTTCCTCCAATTCCCGTAAATCAGATTACAGATACTAGAGTTGAATATGATGCTCCAATGATCGTTAAATGGTATGTTGATTTCAAGTTATCTCAATATGCTAAAGCCAATGTCGGCTCAGACAAGAAAGCCGCTGAGACTAGAGAAGCCTTTGCGAAAGCCGAATTAAGAGAAATTGAACTGGCGAAAGAGAAAGGCGAGCTTGTACCGGTTGATGAAGTTGCAGAGATATGGCTTAAACATGTGTTAGTGGTAAGGAATACCATCTTAAATTTTCCCCATCAGATAGCTATTAGTATTGAAGATGGTTTATCATATCAGGAAAAGAAACAGAAAGTTCAAAATATGGTTGATGAACTTCTTAGAAATCTTGCGACAACTACTAATTTACATGATATATCGGAACGGTAAATGTATTCAGCATCTTTAATTTTAGATGAAGTAAGAAAAGGATTTCTTCCACCTGTAAAGCTTAGTATCAGTGAATGGGCCGAAGAAAATATTACAATTTCATCAGGTAACAATAAGGGAATGAAATTTAACAAAGATTTCATGTCTTATCAAAACGGAATATTAGAATGTGTCAATGACCCTTCAATTGAAAAGGTTTGTATAGAGGCTAGTGCTAGAATTGGGAAAACGTTCATCGTTTCTACAATTCTAGCACATTTCATTGCGCATAATCCAGAATCTATACTTTACATGAGGCCGACAGACCAAGATATTCAGAAATACTCAAAGGAAGAACTACAAAGTCTTATCGACAATACCCCTGGATTACGAAAAGCGATCAATGCAAAGACAGAAACATACAATTTTAAACAGTTTCCAGGGGGTTCCTTACGTCTTTGTGGCTCCAATTCAGCTAGTGGATTAGCCGGATATGGTTGCAAAATCGCCTTACTTGACGAAATTGACAAGTATCAAAGTATCCCAGGGTTTGGTAATCCATTAGATTTAGCCGAAGAACGTACAGCGGAATTTGCGCTATATGGTCGAAAATTGGTTTTTATCAGTACTCCAACCGATAAAGATGCAGAAAATAAGATTGATTGGCTGTATCAAACCAAATCAGACAAACGTATTTACGTAGTTCCATGCGTTCATTGCAACCATGAGCAAGAGTTAAGTTTTAATAACGTCAAGTTCGAACATTGTAGAAAGAATTTAGATTCTATATATTATGAATGTGAATCCTGTAAGGGACATATCAACGATTCCCAACGTTTAACAATGATGAGAAAAGGAAAATGGATCATCACTAGGCCAGAAATAAAAGGGTTTGCTGGTTTTAAAATAAATAGACTCTATTCACCACTTGCAACAATGGAAAGCATTGTGAAAGATTTTCTTAACAAGAAAGACAACTGGTTAATGTTGAAACAGTTTATCAATGACTGTCTTGGTGAAGCATGGGATACGAACAAAGAAAGCAAGGCAACAACGAATGAGTTAGCGCAACGTAGGGAACACTACACAAGCGAGGTTCCGCAGGGGGTAGCGTTCCTCACAATGGCTGTTGACGTTCAGGGAAACCCGGAAGCCGACAAATCATGGCTTGAGTATCTGGTGATGGGTTGGGGCAGAGGCAATGAGAATTGGGTAATTGACCATGATTTGATTTATGGTTCACCTGCTGAAATAGAAGTTTGGGAAGAACTGCTAAAACGAGTTGATAGAACTTATAAAACTTGGGCCGAAACAGATATGAAAGTGTTTCGAGTTGGCATTGATACGCAAGGTGGATACTCAAAAGAGGTAACAGCATTTCTTAAAGGAAGATCACCTAAGATAATTGGTTTGGAAGGCAAAAAGAATAAGCCTAATGCACCATTAATTACAAAACGTAAGAATAAGAAGATAAATAATCATGAGGTTGGAACGGATACAGCTAAAGATACAATCTATGCCATTCTTTCCAATAAAGAACCAGGACCGAATTGCTGCCACTTCAATGATACATTAGATGAAGAATTCTTCTTACAGTTAATGGCAGAAAAGAAGGTTGAAAGGATCATTGGTGGTATAAAGATAAAGAAATACATGCAATCAAGGTCCAGAAATGAGATTTTGGACCTTTATGTTTACAATTGGTATCTCTACAACTATGTATTGAAGTTCCATCCAACTAAGGTTGATGCTGATCTTGCTACCCTGGAAGCCGCCATACCGCCTGTAAATCAATCCATAAATAGAGAAATTATTGTTCCTGAACAGGAAAAGCCGCTAGAAATACCAAAAACTAAGAGGGAATTGTATTTAGAGGCTATGCGGAATTTCCAAGCAGGAAATTCGCGGTAAAACCGAATTACCTATAAGAAAGGATTTTCTATGCTTCCGTATGACTATCAATCGTTTAACAATGAAATTCCTTCAATGCTTTGGAATAACGTATTGAGTCAATATCAAGGTGATGATTGGATATTTGATTGTATTCTTTCAGATTATCCAGCAACTAATTACTCTTTGGTTTTTGAATTTGCCAAAAAAGACTGTTCGCCATTTTCAATTACGGCAACACCTAGCGCAGACTTTCATCATTTTAATATTCCAGCCGTAACTACAAACTCATACAAACCAGGGAAATATTACGTTAGTGCGGTTGTAATTGCGTTAGATACCAATGCAAGAAAGACAATTGGACAGAAAGAAGCCTTAATAAAAGCCAATCTTGCTAATGTTTCTGATCCTAGAACCCCTAACCGTAAGGCTTTAGATGAATGTGAAGAAGCTATTAGGGCAGGTGCAGGAAGTGATATTGTTGAATATACAATTGGTGGTAGAACTGTTAAGAAAAACAGACAAGGTTTACTTGAAATGCGTTCATATTTCTTAAAACTTGTCAAAAAAGAAGAAGGTATTGGCGGTATTCAATCAATGTATTTTAATTTATAATAGGTGAAATAATGTTTGGTTGGATTAGTGATAGAAAAATGAAGAATGAAGCTAAGGTATATTCACAAATGATGGACAAGATTAGGGAAGAAGTTAGAAATGAAAATGGTGATTCAAAAACTGGGAAGGCATACAAGCGTTTATTTGAAGCTGCTCAATTCAACAGATTAACTTCTAGTTGGACGGCTATTAGTTATAGTCCAAATCAGGAATTATACAATGATTTGGCAATACTTAAGATTAGATCAAGAGATTTGTTTAGTAATTCTCCAGTTATCAATAATTTCGTTACTCTACTTCAGAATAACGTTGTTGGAGATAAAGGTTTTCAGTTCAGAAGTCTGGTGAAAGATAAGGAAATTGCTACTAAAATCCAGGATGAATGGAATAATTACTGCAAAAAAGGCAATTTAGAGGCATCTGGCAAGTATGGAATCAATAATTTACTTGATTTAGCAATTATTTCCTTAGCAATTGATGGTGAAATTATTGTTAGAAAATACCCTAGAATGGGTAAATATAACTTCCAAATCGAACTTTTACACTCTGAACAGTTGATTTTAACTCAACATAAAGAGTATTTCATGGGTATTCAATCCGATGAATTCGGTAAACCAATATCTTATTGTATTACAGATAAGCATCCAAGTGAAGGTTTTATAAAATATCAGTTTATTCCAGCTAATCAAATTTTACATTCGTTTATTCCATATCAAGTTGGGGCATCTCGTGGTGTTCCAATGATATTTAGCGTGATGCCAACCATAAAACGCTTAGAGGATTATAGAAAGGCCGAAGCTATTGCTGCAAATATTCAAGCATCTAAATACGTTACCTATACCCAGACTCAACCAGACGATTTAGATGCTGAAATGGCGATTGCCTCAATGATGCTGCCAGGAACCAAGCGGCAGACGATAGAGCCCGGCATGGCTGAGATTTTGCCTCCAGGGGTTGACGCTAAATATGTTCAATCGACCCATCCAACAACCCAATTTCCAGATTTTTGTAAGAGTTTACAGAAAGAAGTTAGTGCAGGATTAGGAATTTCTTACAACAGTCTTTATAGTGACTTCGAAAATACAAGTTTTAGTTCAATGAGAGCCGCTTTCGTTACTGAAAAGGCTTTCTATAAGAAGATTCAGAATATTATTGTTGAAACCTTGCTTACGCCATTGTTCGAAAGCTGGCTTGACTGTGCTTGTGCAAGTGGTGTTCTTAACCTTCCTCCAGTAATGGGCAATTACGATTACTATAAGAATCATGATTTCATCGGTAAGGCTATCGTATTCAGTAATCCTTTACAAGAGATCAATGCTGCTGTTATTGCCATTAACAATAGAACAATGTCAAAAACTCAGTTCTGCTTGGACCAAGGATTTACTTATGAGGAAGTCTGCCGTGATATCAAAAATGAACAGGATATTGAAAAGTCTACTGGTATTAACTTTGAGATTGTGCCAAAGAATTCTGTTATTGCCCCTGTACCTGATGGGGTTGGGACGACTCCTATCGCCTGAAGAAAAATTTTGAAGGTTAACGATATACTATATGTCTGAAACGTTTTGAACACTATGCCATAAGAG